ACTAATGATGCACATACAATCTGGTATTACAACACCAAGAAGTCACTGTATGTGTATGAAGGCTTTGAGCGTGATATGACTCAATCTATTGCTAATGATATGAGTGCCGATGATTTATTATTTAATATGGGCGGTGAGCACATGACAAGAGATACTTATCAAACTAATATTTTAGCATGGGTAAAAGATCTTAAAATAGAAATGACAGAAGTCGATTGCGATAGATTTATTTTTAATAAAATATTAATCGGTGATAAGTCAGATAATATTCCATCAGTAGTTACTTGGCAAAAAGAAATGAAAGGTGGTAAATTGAGAATCTTCTCAATCACTGAGAAAATGGCAGATACTGTTTATGAGCAATTCGTTAAAGAGTTAGATAACTTTACAATAGAGCACCTATTTAATCAAGAATATAAAAATAAATTAACAGATATTATTTATAGAGTAGTTGGTCATGGTAACTTAACATTGATCAAATCTTCATTATCTAATAATATAGCATTAATGTTATTACATGTTAAAACTATTCCAGATTCAATTCAGCGTGCTATTTATGATGCCATTGACAAAGATTGGGAAGGTGCTTTAGAGCAAGTAGATCAATTCATGGATATGGAAAAAATCCTAGAAGGTACACATTGGTTAGATGATAAAATTGGATTTGGTGTAGATGCTTTCGCAGGTATGGACATTCCAGTAGAAGAAACAGTTAAAAAAGAACCAATAAAATTAGTCGGTAAAAAAACAGAGCCTACTAAAACTACTGCCTTACCAATGACTAAAAAATTATTCTAATGAGTATAGAAGATCAAGCAACAATCGAAGCAATTTTAGAAGAAGCATCTGCATTTGGTTTAAGATGGGAAGTACAAGAATGGGCTAATAAATTCATAAGCGAGGGTGTTGAAGCTGTAACTGCACATCACCTAGCATATGATGAATGGATAAAATAAAACATAATCATCACATAACATATAACTAATATGCTAGACGAAACTAAATTATTCGACTTTGTGAAAATTATGTTCACAAAGCCAGATCAATTCAATAATATGAAACTACATACGAAGAAGCGCCATCATTTTATGATTAACCGCTTCTTCGCCATTAAGTACCCCGCTAATGCCAATATGTTTAATTTTAATGGTATTAATGGTGGTAATGTGGTAGAATCATGGGGAATGGTCGCACAACGATTCAAGAGTGTTCCAATGTGGTTCTACACTAAAACAAAAAAAGCAGAGAAAGAAATCGTAGATAAATATACACCTAGCGAAGCTGTGATTGAATTATACCTAACTAAAAATGAAATAGGTATGAGAGAATTCAATGAATTAAAACAATTCGTCAAGGCTGATTTATTTAGTGAATTACAAAAAATTGAAACACAGTTAGATGTCTATAGAAAATAAAGATGATTTCTCAGAGGTAGTTGACATTACATTATACAAATATAACTCCATAGATATTAAAATATGGGGATTAATTCAACGCGACATAGAAAGTAAAAAATTAGTAGATGAATCTTATTTGGTTTCTGCTAGTAAAATGCAAATGTATATTAATAAATGGTTTTCTGCTGATGTCAATAGATTTCAATCAGTAGGTGAGATGACGATTCACAAAGAAGCCACTTCTATTTATTTTATTTGGCAAATGCTAAATAACATATCTAATTTGTCGTGGATCAAGGTTAACCTAAATAAAAATATAACTTACAATAGAATTGTAAATATTGATCAAATCAAAACGATTAGATACAATATAAAAATTATAAGAGGTAGCCTAAGACTTTTTGATTTATTTGAGACAAGAGAACTAAATATAGTCAATGATATAATGGATCGTTGTAAACTATTACCAGACGGTCAAATGTACAAAGTATTCAAATTAAGAAAATTTATGAATGTTCTTGATATGTATTTAACAGATGATACCGGAAGTGAAACGTTTAGTGTTATAAATACCATTATCCAAAAATTAGAACCATATGAAATTGACGATCCGGAAATCCTTTTAATAACGGATAGAAATTCAGATATATAATAAAAAACAGACTACTTGTCACTAATTAATGGTAAGAAATTTTACAGCAGATCAAATAGGCGATTCATTTTTAGCCAAACTAATTACTCCATATAATGATGTCGTAGGCATTAATTCATGGAATATAATTGCTGGTGTAAGTAATTCTAACACTATTGGTACTCTAACAATGAGTGCTGGAAGTAATGTAGTTACTGGTTATCGTACTAATTTAGATCTAGTAATGGGTGATAAGATTATCGTAGGTAACGTAGAATTTGAAGTAGCTAGTGTAGTTAGTTCATCTGTATTTACCGTAACAACACCACCTCAATTTTCAGGAACTGGTCTCAAGTTTTATAAACCATTAGACGAAGACAATTTCTTTGACTATGAATTTAGATGGTCACAGGAACCAGCAAATAGTGACGGTGGCATAATGTCAGAGTTTAGACCATTAAATAATGGTACAAATCCAACAGATATTTTAGGTTTAGCATTCGATCCATTAAAACCATTATGGATCACAGTTAGATTTACAGTTAATAGATTATCTACAGCACACACAATATCTTTATTAAGTCTCACTTTTAATATAGAAACCGTAGATGGTGAAATCGTTTCATGTCCTCAATATTGTACAGATTGTACAGATCCATATGCAATGAATGGTTGTGCAAATATTATTGTAGACTGTGATGATAATTTATTTAATCCATATGCTTTATCAAAACCTACAAATCTATATAAGCAAATGTCTGATCTTTCAACCAATATGTTTGGCCACATGGTTAAATATTTTAGAGTAGAACCTGATCAAAGATCACGTGATGTTATATTAATGGAATATTCATTATATAACGTAAAGGAAACAGGTGAATTTAAAATCATGGTACCAGATAATGAGTTGCCTTCTAATGACTTTAAATTTGACATATATGGAATGAGTTTTGAAGACTTTGAAATTCATATAACTGCAACACAATTTAGTTCTGCATTTGGTTTCGGAAAAAGCCCAAGAGCTAGAGACTATATGTACTTTCCATTAAATAATAGAATGTACGAAGTTACTGCAGTTACATTTGCAGATGAATTCAATATGAATATGACATATTGGAGAGTAATGCTTAAGAAATTTGAAAATAGAACTAGTTCTATACATACCGATTCTGCCGTAGAACAGGAACTTAGTGATTTAATTACAGGAATAGATGAAGTATTTGGTGAAGAAATTCAACAAGAATATACACAAGTTACCAAACCAGAACAATATCAAACAGTATTCAATATTGTAGGCGATGGTATACGTGACAGAGTCCATAATAATTTAACTATATTAGATACTGAGATTAGAAATAAATGGACTATTATTAGTAAGAACACGTATGATCTAAGTTCTATCAGTGATGTGGGAATTGAAGCTGTTGTTTATAAAAGAAAATCAACTTTAGCAACTGATGAAAGTTTAGCGGTAACTCTATGGTTTAGACCAGATTTATCAACAACTAATCCATCTGCTGTTTTATTAGATGGATTAATAGATAACAAAGGTTTAAAAATATCAACCACAAATGAAAAAGTATTTGTTCAAATAAATAATGATATACATCAATTTACGTACAATGCTCCAGTAAGTTCAGACGCATGGTACGGAATGGTATTTAACTTAAACAACAAATATAATCAAATATCGACAACAGTCTATAAATTAGAACCAGGTAACAATTTATTACCTAACAATACAACGCAGAATAGTATTACGAATATATTAGATGAAACAAAATCTATAACACAATACAGTTGGATAACTACAAAACAATATTCACTTATGCCTGGTAAAATAAAAATGACCAACATAAGAATGTTTAAAAAACCTATAGAATCAGAGCAAAGACTTAACATATTACAACAATATGTGGTTAGAGATAATCAACTTGCAACGATTATAGACAACGCAATTCCTTCTATTCAGCTTAGACGTTACAATCAAGCTAGATAATACGTATCTGGCATAGGTTGATATATAACCTATAAATAACATTTTTATGAGCGAAGAAAAGAAAAAGAATATATCTGAACAAGCAGATCAAATTCGTAGAGAGTTAGACGATCTAATAGGAGACACGGGTATGATGGACGTTGAGACAGATCCAGTAGATCTTCCGATCAAGCAGCCTAGGACCGATTTGGCACCAAGAGTCAGTTATGAAGAATTAAAGTCAGCTGCAACCAAAAAAGCAGAAAAGACTATTACAGCTCTTATGAAATTTTATCTCGATGCAGATATTATTGAAAAGGACGAATATATTGCCGCAAAGAAAAAGATGGACGAAATGACTATGTCATCTTTGATTTACCAATTACAAGCGGGAGAAAGAGCATTAACCACACTTTTACAAACTATTGACGATGGTGAATTAGCACCCCGTATGTTTGAAGTACTTGCTACTTTACAAAAATCCATGTTAGATATTATCAAATCACAAACAATGTACTTAATGGCTTCTGAGGAATCTACTAAAAGAATTGCACGTGACATTGAAATCTACAAGAAACGAGATGATGTTAGAGAAATAGAAGCCTCTGGAGGTGATACTAATAATAAAAATCTACAAAGAGGTACTAAAGATCTAATGGCAGCAATTCAAGCTGGTATTAAAAGAGGACCGGTTGAAGAAATAGAAGACATCGAAGAAACTACAGAAGAATAACTAATATATGAGCGATTACGTAGGAGATAATAAATGGATACCCAAAGATGAGGGTGATGTAATGTCAGATAAAATTGTTTGGTCTACCAAACAAGTAAATGATCTTATGCTCGCAATGGACCAAGGTTTTAGACCTAAGGTTGCTATGCCATTCTATGAAGGTAAGAATTTCTTACGTAAAGGTAATATTGTATTTGAATACACTGACGAAGAGATTACAGAATTAGCACGATGTGCCACAGATATTGTTTATTTCGCAGAGAAATATGCAGTAGTAATGACAGATAATGGTATTCAACAAGTACAACTTAGAGAATATCAAAAAAGAATGTTAAGAAATTTCCAAGATGAAAGATTTAACATTGTATTAGCATCAAGACAAATGGGTAAAACCGTTACAGCTAGTATTTTTAACGCATGGTACTTAATCTTTAATACAGATAAAAACACACTACTTTTAGCCAACAAATCTGATTCTACAAAAGAGATTATCGATAAGGCAAAAGTTGTAGTCGAGAATGTGCCATTCTTTATGAAACCTGGTATTATCAAATATGACGTTATGAACGTTCGTTGTGATAATGGTTGTAGATTAGTTGGACAAGCTACCACATCTAAAGCAGGTATTGGATTTACAATTCATAACTTATACTTAGATGAGTTTGCGCATATTCACCCAACTATTGTGGATGCATTCTATGAAAACGTTTATCCTACATTATCAGCATCAAAGGTATCTCGTATCACAATTACATCAACACCAAATGGATTTAACAAATTTTATGAAATCTATGCTGCTGCTGATAGAGGTGATAATGAATACAAAGCAATGCGTATTGACTGGTGGGAACATCCAGACAGAGATGATGATTGGTACAAAAGAGAATTAGGTAACTTAGGAACTATTGAAGCCTTTAATAGACAGTATGGAAATGAATTCGTTTCATCTTCTAACTTATTATTAGATCCTATAGATTTAAAGAAAATGCGTAAGCGTATGCAGAAATATGTTTATCATGATTTTGATGAATTTGATTATATTTCAATTGACGTTAAAGATTTCTTAATGTGGGATCCTACATTTGATATAGAAACTACAAAAGATCCAGAAAATTTCTGGTTATTTTCAGTAGATATTGCAGAAGGAAATGGTGGTGATTATTCAGTTATCAATATATTTCAAGTAGAACCTATGAATAAAGAAGAGATTAATAATGCTTCAAATCCTGGAGCGATGTATGATTTCTTTAAAATAAATCAAGTTGGTATATTTAGATCAAACGAACACGTTATTGAAGATTTCGCAAAGGTCTTATATACACTATCATGTGAGATATTCTATAATGAGAACGTTAAGATGATTGTGGAATACAATACATATGGTTCAGTTTTATTCCAATACTTAAGATCTGTGTTTCCACAGAAAAATGATTTTGATGATGAGATGGTTGTTAAGTTTAGACATCGTCACGATTCCAAGACATTAAAAGCAGGTATAAAAATAAAATCTGATAATAAAGCTATATTTTGTCAAAATTTTGCAAAGCTTTACAAAATAAATAGGATAAATATAACAGATGAAATGACTATAAATGAAGCGAGTCTTTTTGGAGGTTTACCAAGAGGTGGTTATGGAGCTCAAATGGGAAATGATGATACTATCATGACTGTGATTAGTTCTACTGAATTTTTCAACACCACTGATTATGCCGATTATATAGAAGAGCTTCTGGATTTTATAGATCCTGACTTACACGAAGAAATGGAAAAGATTTTATATAAAGATAGTTCATTTGATGGAGATTTACAGTACGACATATATGATTTGATATAAATTTCGAAAAGAGAATAGATATATAATAAAAGTAAAAAAAATAAATAATAACAACTATGGCATTAAGTCCTCAATTATTACAGTTCAAAAGCTCAGGTGTATATCGCCTAGAGTTTGACAAATCACAAACAGTTAATATTCCTGCTGAGACTATTAGACTTGTTGTTGGTAGATCTAAAAAAGGTCCATACAACACTCCAGTATTTATTGAAAACACTGAACAATTCATTCAAGTTTTTGGTAGTATTGATGCGTCTTTAGAAAAGAAAGGAATGTACTTTCACAGATCATGTTTAGAGACTCTTTCAAGAGGACCTATCTTGGCTTTGAACTTAACTGCGGCAGATGCAGCTGACAGAGTTGCATTAGTATCTCCAGTAACTAATTCTTCTCAAGAAGGTTTAGCAGCAAGAGAAGCTTCTGTTCAATACAGTGACATTTTTGACACTGATAAATTCTGGGTTCCTTCAGACATCAAAACATTAGCAGCTGCTACAAATACTGATGATGATTCAAACAACGCAATTACATTTGCAAACATTAAACAAGAGCCTATTTCAGTTATCATTAGACAAGCTGCTAATACTGCAGGTTTTGAAATGACAGCTAGACAATGGTATGGTGAAGGTAATGTACCAGAAGGTATTGAAGATTTAGATTACGTATCAGACTACATGGTAGATGTATTCGTATATAAAGGACACTACGATGCTACAATTTTAAACAATGACCCAACTTACGGTGCTTACTTTAGCGAAAAAGGTTTATTTAGAGATCAATTAGCTAAATTCACTGCATTAAGAGAAGTTAGTTTAGTAGCACAATACACTGGATCAGTTATTCCTGAATTCCAAGATCAAGAAGGTAATTTATTATACATTGAAACTTTGATCAACTTGGAAGCAAGAAGAACAGGTTTATTCTGTGCAATTAATGAAGAAGCACTAGCTAACATTGATTTTGTTGGTAATGGTTTTAACATCTATCAAGATTATAAAGTTCTTTCTCATAGAGTTGAGCAAGATGCAGCACCTGAAAACATCGAAATCGAAAACATATTAATAGTTGACGGTAATGAATTAACAATAGAAGGCGCTAGCGTTCTAGATTTAACTTCAGAAGGTATTACAGATGCAGGTTTCTTAAGAGCAGCTATTGATGGAGAATATACACCAATTGTATCGGTTTCACAAGACGGTTTAAATGTTATTATTGAAACTGAATCTGCTATTAGAAAATCAACTTATGAAAGTTTTACTACTGGAACTGCAGCTACTTTTGGAGCTGGACCTATCATGGTTGTTAATGGTGAAATCATTATCGCATGTCCAACAGGTATACTTACTACAGCAGGAGATATTCAATTAGGAGGTTTCTTATTAGGAGCTAATAATCTAGATTATGTAGAAATTTCTGCAGTGAATGAAGTAGTTCCTTATCAATTAGTACCAGGAGGACCAGATGTTCCTGTTGTAAAAATTACAGCAGCTGGTGGTGAATCATTTAGCTCAAATTATATTACAGCTTCAGCTACTACGCTTCCAGCATACATAAGAACAGAATCACATACATTTGAATTCACTACAATTGAGCCAAACTCAAGAGCAGTTATGTTACCATCATTGGTTGATAACTACAACTTTAGTGACAAAGGAGCAGGTATCTTTACATTATCAGCTACTTTAGCAAATGATACATTTGATTGGTTAGATGTTAAAGTTGGTATGTATGTACCAGCAGATGGTGGTAAATTAGCGAGAGTTAAAAGAATTATCAAAACTACTGAATCTGGATCTAACTTCTATACATTTGAATGTCACAGACCAGTATCTTCTAGACCAGCATACGCGCTTAAGAGATATGAAGAAAGTACAACTACTTACACTATGTTCCCATTAGCTGCAGCAACACAAGCAGATAAATCAATTGCAACCTTATTAACTCAAATGAAACCAGGTAATGGTTTATCAAACACATTGATTGATAAAGATGCTATCACATTCAGATATGTTGTAGATACTTTCGGTTCATTAGAAAATGGAGGAATCCTTAACAAAGAAGAAATTACAGCTCTTTGTAAAGAGAGACAAAATGCTTCTGCAATTCTTAACGCACCAATGGTGAAAGAATTTAAAGCAGCAACTAATCCATCATTCAAAGATCAATACACTGGATCATTCGAAACAAGATTAGTAGCAACTGGAGGTAATTTAGAACTTAATCCTACTGCAATTTATACATTACCAAGTCTTACTGAAGGTGCAAACTTTGGTTTTTACTACTCACCAGGACTTAATATAATTGAAAACGGTAGAACTAAAGTTATTCCACCAGCAGCTTACGTATCTAACAACTATGTTGATAAATATTTAAATGCATTGCCTTGGTCAATCATCGCAGGACCTAGAAGAGGTGTTGTAGGTGG